CAGCCGTCACGTTGTCGACAATGCAGTCTTCTGCGTCCGGGCCCTGGGCAATCCCAGGCCCGGCGACATCACCACCGCACGGCTTGACCTATGGGTCGCAGCGATGCGCGGCGATGGCCGCAGCGGTTCCCGCATCCGGGCACTGCTGTCGTCGCTGCGGGTGATGCTGCACCGTGCGCAACGGCTCGGCCTGATCGATACCCTGCCCTTGTTCCCGGAGCCTCGGACCCTGCCGATGGCAGAGCCGCGGGCCCTGGTGCTGCAGCCCGAGTGGGTCGACGCCTTGACCGTGGCCCTCGAGGGGGAGAGCCGGCAGGCTGCCCAGCTGGTGCGCCTGCTGCTCAACACCGGCCTACGTGTCAGCGAGGCGCTGTCGCTTCACTGGGACCACGTAGACCTGCAGCAGCAGCAGCTGCTGATCACCCGCACCAAGGCGCACAAGGCCCGGCGGATCCCGATCAACGCCGCAGCGCTGGAGGTGTTGCAACAGCGGCGCCTAGTGCGCACCACCGGGCCCGTGTTCTCGTTGAAGCTGCGCCGTCTGCAGCAGCTGCATCGGGCTGCCGTCGACCGTGTCTGCCAGCAGCTGGTGCTCGGTGAGGAGGTGCGCGCCGGCTGGGTGCTCCACACCCTGCGTCATACGTGCCTCACCCGCCTGGCCAGCATCGGCTGGTCGGCACCCCAGCTGCAACAGTTCGCCGGTCACTCCAGCCTGGCTGTGACACAGCGCTACGTGCACGGGTCAGCGGTAGCCTTGCCCCAGCTGCCCACGATCGTGTGAGCCTCGCCACTAGGCGCTGGACCGATGCGGAGCTGAGGCAGTACGGGCTCGAGGAGGAGGCCAGGCAGCTGGCCGCCGGCAGATACGACGGGTCGGGGTGGCTTGCTGCCCCGGCCCAGTTTGTCGTGTCCAGGGAGGGGGGAGATCTGGTGCAGCACTTCGCCACGGTGGTGGCCAATGCGCACAAGCAGCCGGGCTACATGGGCGAGGTGCTGGCCCGCATCCCGGACCAGGACACGGCCCGTGGGATCGCCGCTGACGCCATGCTCCACATCCTGTCGCGTGTCGGCGACGGGTTCGATCGCGCAGACCTGGCGCGCAAGGTCGGCATGCGCGCGGAGTGTGCGCTGCTGCTCAACCATCCCAAGATCCGACGCAGCTGGCACCGTCGTGGCCTGATCCAGATGGCGGCCTGCAACGCCACCATCCACGACCTGCTGTATCGACTGCGGAATCTGAAGATCCTGCAGTCCTATCGGCCGATGACCGCCAAGCAGAAGGCGGCGCTGGGCGTGCTGATCATCGACATGGTGGTGCACACCGGGGTGATTGAGTACCACGCCGGCAGGGCACAGTCCGGTGGCTGGATCACCAAGGTGCGCTTGTCGGAGCGCTACCGCACGTTCACCGACGACTGGCGTGAGGTGGCCCTCAGATCTGTCGCAGGCCGGTGGCCCATGGTCTGTCCGCCCAAGCCGTGGACATCAGCTGTAGACGGCGGTTACCTGAGCCAGCAGGAGGCGCTGATCACCGGCGGCCACGTCGTGTTCGATCACGCCACCCGGGAGTGCAGGGATGACATTCTGCGGGTGCTCAACAGGTTGCAGGGCCAGGCCGTGGCGCTCAACCCAGCCATGCTGGCGATGTTCCACGACGCCTGGCAGCTGGGCCAGCAGCTGGGCAGCATGCCCACCCGGGTGCCACTGCCCAGGCCGGAGAGCACCTGGCAGACGCGGGTCACCCGGGCCTACTGGCGACAGGTGATTGCCGCCAACGCTGACCGGAAGAACCAGTCGATGCGCAGCATGACGGCGCAGTCCCTGATGCTGGCTGAACGCCTGCTGGCTGAGCCTGACGAGCGCCTGTGGCGACCTGTCCACCTCGACTCAAGAGGCAGGATCTACTACCGCAGCAGGCTGTCGCTGCAGCAGCCTGACCACCTGCGCAGCATGCTGCGATGGCCCGCTGGCACCGGTGACAACAGGCTCCAGGTCGGCGGCCGGTGGAACTGGTTTGCGTGGCAGCTGCAGGGCCACTACGGCACCAAGCAGACCACCCTCGAGGATGCCGGCTGCTGGATGGTGGACTACTGGGTAGACCTGGTGCAGCTGGGCCGTGATGCGCGCACCGATTCACAGGTGGTGCGTGACTGCAAGGAACCATGGGCCACTGCGGCCATGTGCATGGAGCTCGACGACGCCAACGCCAGCGACAGTCACCAGGTGCGCCACATGATGCGCCTCGACCAGACCTGCTCCGGCTATGGCCACGTCGCCGCCATGACGTGGGATGCCCGGCTGGCCCGGGCCACCAACCTGCTGGGCGACAGCAAGCACGACCTGTACGCCGCCATGCTCGAACGTGCCCGTCGCGCTGTCGACCGGGCCCTGGTCGAGGCCGCCACCGAGAAGCAGATCAAGACCTTCGAGCGGATGCAGCGGATCGGGTTCGACCGGGCACTGATCAAAGAGACGTGCATGCCCCTGGTGTACGGGAGCTCACGCTGGAGCATGCGCACCCGGTTGTTCCAGGCCTACAAGGGGCTGCTCGGCAACGTGGTCGACGACCAGGGCGTGAGGGTCAGCGACCTGGCCAACGCCGCCGCCACCCTGATCTACCGGGCCGGCAAGGAGGAGCTCACCCACCTCGCTGGACTGGGTGGCTGGCTGCGGCAGCTGGCCCAGCTGCAGATGGACGCCGGCATGGTGGTCCACTGGTGGACACCCGACGGCATGCGGGTGCACTGCTACCGGCGCAGCGGCACCGACACCCGCATCGAGCTGGTGAACCACGGCGGCCGGCGCATGTTTGTGAAGGTCATGCTCCATGAGGAGGACGGTGATCTGAAGATCGACCGCACCAAGACGTTGCGGGGTGTGGCACCCGACTTCATCCACTCGATGGACGCCTACTTCCTGCGCCGGGCGGCCGACACCTGGGATGGCCCGCTGGAGGTGGTGCACGACTGCTTCGCCACCGACCTGTGTCGTGTCGAGGCACTGAACCGACACCTCCGGCGGACGTTCGCTGAGGTGTATGAGGCGGACCCGCTGCACCAGCTCTGGCTTCGTGCGAAGGACGAGTTGGGCGCCCGTGGGGAGGAGCTGCCGCCACCACCACGGGCGGGAGACGAGCCGCTGCAGGGGATCGGAGAGAATCTGTACCTTTTCTGTTGAGTTGTTGACAGATGTGCGTGGGGTAGCCCATCGTGTGTGCATACGGGGCAACGAGCCCCGGAGCTTCCCCGCCAGATGGCACGCATCACCTACACCTCTCCGATTGCTCAGGCCTGCTGGGCCGACGTGATCGAGCCCAAGTACAACGACGAGTACCGCACTACCAAGTACGGGGTGGGCATCGTGCTCACCAACGAGCAGGTGCTGCCGCTCCTCGAGCTGGTGCAGCAGGCCATGGACGACGAGATCAACCGGAACCCTCGGTTCAACGTGAGCAACGCTCGCCTGCCCGTGTCGGCTTCGATGGTCACCCCCGAGGGTGGCGGCCAGAAGGTCGAAGATCCCGATCACAAGCTGGTCACCTTCAGCACCAACGGCCTGACCAAGAGCGGCGCCGTCGCGCCACCGCCCACCCTGTGGGACAGCCGTGGCATCGTCATCCCGCCCGGCACCGTGACCGAGGTGCCTTACGGCTCCGACATCGTGGTGGTGTGCGACGTCTACACCTACGACAAGGGGGCCCAGAGCCAGGGCGTGGCACTCGGACTGCAGGGTGTGCAGATCGTGCGCCTGGCTGAGCGTGTGCAGGCCCCGCCTCCGGTGCAGGGTGTCGAGGGTGCCTTCACCGTCGACAGCCCTGGCCCGGCCGCTGCGCGTGCCGCCGCAGGCGCCGCCCCGGCTGCCGCTGCTGCGCCTGCTGCTGCCGCTGCCCCGGCCCGGCCGCCCAGCGCCCTGGATCTCCTGCGCAGGGGAGCATGAGCCAGTTCCAGCACTACCGCAGGGCGCTGGGCCAGGACGACACCTACCGGTCACCGGAGGAGGAGCGCCTCGCCCAGCACCTGCAGCTGGCGGGGCTGCCCTTCACCTACGAGGAGCGCAAGTTCCGCTACACCCACCAGACCAAGAGCACCTACAAGACCGACTTCGAGGTGCAGACCAAGGCCGGCTCGATCCTCGTTGAGGTGAAGGGATTCTGGACCCACCAGAATCGGCAGAAGGTACGGCAGGTGCTGAAGGCCTATCCCGACATCCGTCTGGTGATGGCCTTCATCAAGCCCCAGAACAAGATCTCGGCGCAGAGCAAGACCACCTACCCCAAGTTCTGCGAGGCCAACGGGATCCCCTGGATTGCCTACGACACCCTGCTCAAGACTGACCCTCGATGCCTGCCTCAACTCCTGATCGAAGCAGTCGCCGCAGCCGGGTCGTCGAGCAGCACATCCCCTGCCCCCGCTGCGAAAGCTCAGACGGAGCTGCTCGGTATGACGACGGCCACGTCTTCTGCTTCAGCTGCTCCTCCTGCATGAACGAGGACGGCTCGGACTGGGCCGGCGCATCATCCACACCGCAGGAACCATCCATGCCCACCACGTTCACCCCCACGGTGAGCGACCTGATGGCGCGTCTCGGTGGCCCCCGCATCGGTGGGGTGCCCACCGCCAAGCAGCTGCTCCCCGGCAAGCCGGAGGCAGTGCCTGAGCGTGGCACCAGCGAGCGCACCGCCATCGCCTACGACTATCTGACCACCACCCTGCGTGGTGAGAAGGCCTGGGCTGCCCAGTACCGGGACAAGGACGGCAAGGTCGTGTGCCAGCACGTCCGCACGATGGGCAAGGCGTTCTCCTGGGTCGCCAGGCCCAAGGACGTGGAGCTCCAACTGTTCGGCCAGCACCTGGGCGGCAAGGGCACCCTCGTCATCACCGAAGGCGAGGTGGATGCCATGAGCGTCTACGAGGTGATCCACATGGGCACCACCGTGGGCATCAAGGGCAACTGGTCCGTCGTCTCCATCCCGGATGGCGCCGGCCAGTGCGTGAAGCCGCTCCAGCGGAACATGGCTTGGATCGAAGGCTTCGACCGGGTCATCCTCTGGTTCGACCAGGACGACGCTGGCCGTGACGGCCTGGCCAAGGCCCGGGAGGTGTTCGACAAGGCACCTGCCGAGGTCCAACAATTTCCCTACAAGGACGCCAACGAGGCGCTGCAGAAGGACGACCGGCGCTCCATCGTCGCCGCCCTGCTGTCGGCCCAGGCGCCCGCCCCTGACGGGGTGACATGGGCCATGACTCCACAGGTGCTCGATCAGGTGCTCGCCCCTTCAGGGCGCACCGGGCTGCAGTTCCCGTGGATTGGCTGGAACCGGAAGACCAGGGGCATGCGCCCATGCGATCTGATGATCCTTGCCGGCGGCACCAGCATCGGGAAGTCGGCGTTCTCCCGGGCCTGCGCCCTGCACTGGCTGCAGCAGCAGATCCGGGTTGCCTACCTGGGCCTCGAGGAGCCGGCGTGGATGACGGTGGAGCGCATGGCGTCCGTCGTCATGGGCGAGCCCATCTACGCCGACACTGAGGAGCAGCGGCACCAGCGGGACCAGGGGCCCCTGCTGCAGGCCATCAATGCCTTCGCTCCCTCCCTTTACCTAGTGGACAAGTGGAAGGATCAGTCCTTTGACTCTTTCCGCCGGGCCTGCCGGCACTACGTGCAGGAGCACCAGTGCGAGGTGATCGTCCTCGATCACTTCTCCTGGCTGGCGGCCAAGATGCAGGGCAATGACAAACAGGGTCAGATCGAGCGCTGCATCACCGAACTGAAGGAACTCGTCAACTCTCTCGGCACCCGCATGATCGTTGTCACCCACCTCTCACGGTCGGATGTTGGCGAAGACCCCGAGCGTGGCGGCCGGCCGAAGCTGTCCCAGCTGCGGGGCAGCCAGGCCCTGGCCCAGGTGCCAGATCAGGTGGTGCTGCTCCAGCGCAACCCTCAAGCCGAGGATCAGGTGGAGGCGAACACCACCACCTGCTGGCTGGAGAAGAATCGCCTCATGGGCGACGTGGGCGAGATGGCTCGCCTGCAGTACCTGCGCTCAGGGGAGTTCCACGAGATCGCCCCACCCCTCACCTAACCCACACCACAGGAGCCAATGGATCCCAACCTTCTCGGCCTGCCGATCGCTATCGGCGCCGCAGTCTGCACCGCTCTGGCCGGCGGCCACCCTCCCAAGCAGGCCATCTCGATCGGCATCTACGCCGTGCCCGACAGGGTGTGGCGTGCCATTCCGAACAAGCAGGCCGCCGACATGCTGGGCCGCCTTGCGTTTCAGTCCAGCTACCAGCAGTGCCCCTCCCTCTGGGAGCTGCACGTCCGTTCAGCTCACCCTTCCACCACCCTTTGACCATGAGCTTCAATCCCGAACCCCCGGAGCGCCTCCGGTTTCAGCAGCACGTCGTCGTCCGCGCCGACTGTGTCGAGGAGGTGAACGAGTACATCGACAACCTGAAGACGAAGCTGGCCGACGAGTGCATCAACGTCGTCTCTCAGATTGACCAGTACCCCAACAGCTTCGCGATCAGTGCCGACTTCGTGGTGATACCCACCGCCCAGTACCGGGACAAGATGTGCTCGGCCTACGACCAGGCGATCCTCGACCAGGGCCGCTCCATCTACAAGCGGCTGGCGGCGGCCGGCGACGAGGAAGAGGAGCTGCAGATCCATGAGATCGAGGAGCAGCTGGACGCAGCGCTGGCCATGGCGCTGACGCCCAACCTCTCCAGCCAAGCCAGGCAGAAGGTGGTCGGCATGATCTTCCTTCTGCAGGAGTCAGCCGGGCAGCAGGCTGAGCATTTCAACGCCACCATGGAGGTGATGATCCGCGAGCGGATCGAGAGCACCCGCGCCAGTGCTGAGCACTACAAGCAGGCCCTAGTCGTGGCGGCTGACGCCATCCGGTTGCTGGACATCACCATCCAGGACATGCGGGAAGACGAGGAGGAAGCTGATGTCGAGTGATCCCATCAAGCTCTTGGTCGACGCCGACATGCTGCTGTTCCGCGCTGCGGCCGGGTGCCAGTTCGATGCCGAGCTGCACCCTGGCATGTGGATCAGCCAGCTCGACCATCACAGAGCCAAGGACACGTTCTGGGAGTCCGTTGAGCAGCTCGCCGTCCAGGTCGAAGCCGACGTGGAGGATGCAATCCTCTGCTGGACGAGCCGCTCGATGTTCCGGCGCAACCTGTGCCCCACGTACAAGGCCAACCGGAAGAACGTGCGCAAGCCACCCGGTTACCACGCCCTGATCGCCGACATGATCACCCACGACCAGTCGGTGATGCACGACCAGATCGAGGCCGACGACCTGATCTCAATCATCTCCCGCACCTACGGGAAGGACACGCCGCACGTCATCTGCTCCGGCGACAAGGACATGCGGCAGGTGCCTGGCATCCACCTCTGGCTGGATCAGCCGGGCGACAAGGTGACGCCAGCCGAGGGCATGATGCTGTTCTGGCAGCAGGCCATCACCGGTGACGCCACCGACGGTTACGCCGGAGCCAAGGGCGTCGGCCCCCAAGGCGCGTCCAAGCTGCTCGGTGGGGTCGACCCGTTCGATGAGGTGGCCTGCTGGCGCATCGTCGTTCAGGCCTACCGGGACGCAGGGCACCAGGACTTCGTCGCCGACGCCCTGATCAATGCGCAGCTGGCCCAGCTGCTCCACCCCAACCAGTACAACTTCTCCACCTTTGAGGCAACACCATGGCAGCCCCCCGCTACAGCTCTCGACCAGCCCCTGCCAGTCAAGGCCAGCAACCGGAGGACATCGAGCACGAAGTCCTCGTCGTCGGAGGCCAAGAGGACCGGCACAAAGCGGATACCGCCCGCGACCGACTGATCGCTCATGTCACACCTGAGCTGGTGTCGGCGGTGAGGGACCTGTTCCCGCAGCCGCACTACAGCCCGGTGGATGACTACGCTTTCATCCAGTACCACGAAGGCCAGCAGCGGGTGGTTCGCACCCTGCTTGAGGCCGTCCACCAGAAGAGGGCCTGATGACGGCAGCCCTACCATGGGGGCATCGTGCGGTCGATGTCTCCTTATGGCTGGGCTCAACCTCAACAACTGGCTGAAGCAGAACGACAACCGCATCCTCACGCCCAGCAAGATCCAGCAGCTAGAGAAGGCCGGCTACA